TCAAAGCCCGGCGGCTGCGTCAAGAGCGTCGAGCAGCTGCCGCAGCGCCGATCGCGCCCCCCGCCCGAACGAAGGCGGCAGCGGCGCGGCCGGGTGGCGCAGCGCCGCCGCCATCAGCGATCCGTCGCCCCACAAGGGGTGCGCGCGGCCCATCCGCTTGCGCCACGCATCCGCCGCGCGGGCCTCGCCGACGATCCGCGCGGCGAGATCGGCGCGCGCGCCGGGCGGCACCGACAACAGCGCCGCGACGCCGCGATCGAGGCATCCGGGCAGCACCGGCCTCATGGCGTCACCGTGAGCGTGGCGAAGGGCCCGGCCCCGAACGCGTCCGAGATCTGCGCCACCTGCACCGCCAGCGGCTCCGCCGCCCCGTCGGCGAGACGCGCGGCGGCGGTGTAGCGATAACGCGGCGCCCCGACCTCCGCCTCGCGCAGCAGCACGCCGCCCGCGACGATCCGCAAAAGATACGCCTCGCGCCCCTCGTCGAGCGGCACCTCGCGCCCCTCCCACCCATCGGCGCCGCTGCGCGCCCGCCGGATCCACGAGATCGCCAGGTCATCGCCATCCGCGCGCGCCCGCAGATGCACCGGCGCATAGGGCCTGAGCCCGATGCCCGCGAAGGCGCGGATCTCGTGGCGCCAGCTCGGATCGGTCAGCGGGCGGCGCGCCGGGCCGTAACGGTAATGCCGCTCCAGCCCGCGCGCCGCCTGCGGCAGATCGACCTGCCGCGGCGCCCCGTCGAGCAGCACGAAGCGGCTGCCCGCGGGCCAGACATCCGGCATCACCGCATCGGTGCCCGCCTGCCCCCTGAGCCGCAGCGACACATCATAGACGCCGGGCGCGACCGGCTCGGCCCGCGCGAATTGCAGCAGCTCCCAATGATCGCTCTCTCCGTCACCGATCGCCGCGAGATTGGCCCCCGACAACAGCGCCGCCTGGGTCGCGCCGGTCAATCGCCCCTGCGCCAGCCGCACCCGGAGCGCCGGGCCGCGATCCCACAGCCCCGCAGGCGCCGGCCCGAGCGCGGTCAGCGTCGTGCCGATCGTCGCCGCCAGCGGCTGCACGAGCTGCAACCGGTGATCGGCATCCTCGACGCCCGAGACCAGCGCCACCGCGCCGGGCCACGGATTGGCCGTGGCGGCGAAATGCGGCGCGTGCGGCGCCTCCGCCCCGGTCAGGAGCGGCAGGTCGAGAAACACGCCCTCGACCGGCACGGGCGGCAGGTAGGCCCCGGGCTGTTCGGTCTCGTCCGCGGCGGGGGCCGGAAGATAGGGCGCGGGCGCGCAGCGCACCGCCTCGATCTGCGCATGGGCGGTGCGCTCCAGCCGGTCGATGCGCCAGCCGCCGCCCGGCGCGCCCGCGATCTCCACCACGTCGCCCGCCCCGAGCGGATGCGCCGAGGGCGGCAGCGCGAAACCGGCGGTCTCGCGCCCGAGCCGCGTCTCCGCCAGCCAGCGCGCGGCGATGGCCTGCGCCTCGCCCCGGCACAGCACCATCGGCAGCTCCGCCGTCTCGACATGGCGCGGCGCATGGCCCGGCAGCGCCGCCTCGACGCTGCCCGCCGCCCCGGTTTCCGCCGCGACATAGCCCAGCCGCACCCGGTCGGGCAGCGCGGCCTCGCCATCGCGCGCGATCTCGACCACCGGCGCCTCGGGCGCCACGCGCGCAAGCCCGCCGGGGTCGAGCACCGCGTCGGCCCGCCCGTCGCGGCTGCGAAACACCAGCACCCCGTCGCGCTCCACCGCGTCGAACCCATGCGCCAGCATCAAGGGCTGCAACAGCGCCCGCGCGCTTTGCACCCCTTGCGCGACATAGCCCCGCACGAGCCCATGCAGCCGCGAGGTGTCGATCGCCGTCACACCGGCCCCGGCGCAGATCTCGGCCACCACCGAGGCAAGGTCGCGATGCGCCGTCCGCCCGGTGATCCAGTGCCCGCGCGCCCAGTTCGCGCCGTCGTTCCAGACCTCCGCCAGCCCCGGAAACCACGGATAGGGCCGCAAATCCCACGCCCAGACCAGCATCCGTTCGGTGTCGAGCATCGGGCCGCCATAGACGACCGAGACCGGGTTCGCGGCGGGGTCGGCGAAATGGCGATGCACCGCGCGCAGGTACTGCATCTGGATCAGCTCGTCGCGATGGCCGCGCGACTGATGGGGCCGCGCCGATTCCGAGGATTTGGGATCGAGGAACTTGTTGGGCTGGTTGGTGCCCCGGTCGATGGCGGCGCAGCCCAGCTCGGTGAAGCGGATCGGCTTCATCCCCGGCTGCCACGCGGTCGGCGCGGCCTGCCGCACCCCGTCGATCCGGTCGTGATGGGCATTGCCCCACCAGCCCTTCAGATCCTTGTAGCGCCAGACCCACGGCTCGCCGTCGCCATCGCTGATCGGCGTGCGGATCTGCGCCGCGCGCGCCTCGGGCGAATGATAGTACCAGTCATGGCCCTCGCCCCCCGCCACGTTGCCCGCGAGGTAGTCGAGATCGTAAATCGAGCGGTGATCGGTGGCGTCGAGATGATCCACCCCGTCGCGCCAGTCCGACAGCGGCATGTAGTTGTCGATGCCGATGAAGTCGATCTCCGGGTCGGCCCAGAGCGGGTCGAGATGGAACCGCTTGGTCGCCCCGCCCGGCTGGTGGCCGTGATATTCCGACCAGTCGGCGGCATAGGAGAGCTTGACCCCCGGCCCGAGAATACCGCGCACCTGCGCCGCCAGGTCGCGCAGCGCCGCCACCGCCGGGTAGCCGTCATCCGCGCCCCGGATCGTGGTCAGCCCGACCATTTCCGAGCCGATGCAGAACGCCTCGACGCCGCCCGCCATGGCGCAAAGATGCGCCTGGTGCAGCACGAAGCGTCTCAGCCCCCAATCCTCGGGGCCGTGATAGGCCGGGCCGTCCGGCGTGATCGTGAAATCCTCCGCCCGCGCCGTGCCGAAAAACGCCGCGACCTCGGCCTCGGCCCCGGCCGTGCGGTCGGTGGTGCCGGGCTGGCCCGGCGCGATGGCGGTGGTGATCCGCCCGCGCCATGGCAGCGGCGCCTGCTCGGCCCCGCCATGCGGGTCGGGCAGGCCGTTGCCCGGCAGCCGGTCCATCAGGATGAACGGGTAATACGTCACCTCAAGCCCGCGCGCGGCCATGGCGCGGATCGCCTCGATCACGGCGCGGTCCGACGGCGTGCCGCCATAGACGGGCCGGTCCTCGATCCGAGGCACCGCCATGGCATCCGCGCGCACCAGCCCCGAGACATGCCACGGCATCTCCTCGCCATCATCCTCGCGCTGTTCGACCTTGGGCCGGATCGTGCAGTGCCCGGCGCGCAGGTCGTCGCCGAACCACGACACCACGAGCGACGCGGCGCGGCAGTCGGGCAGCTCCTCGACCAGGTCGTCGAGCGCGGCCTCGGCGTCGCTCGGCCCGGACGGCCCGTGCCGGTTGGCGGGGCGGCGTTCGCCGAAACCGGTGGCGACATGCACCGGCGTCGTCGCCAGACCGTATTCGCCGGTGCCCGGAATGACCGCGACGCCGCGCACCAGCCGGGCGAGATCCTCGGCCCCGGCGGGGTCCGCGACATCGGCGGGGCGCAGCACCTCGAAGGAGAACTGCGGCACCCGGTTGCCGAACCGCGCGAGATCGAGATCCTCGATCACCACATAGGCCAGCCCGCGATAGGCGGGGGCGCGGCCGATGCCCTCCACCGCCTCGATCTTGGGGTCGGGGCGCTGGTCCTCGTGCCCCTCGTAGAGCCGCCATGCGATCTCCTCGCGGCCCAGCTCGACCCCGTCGGCCCAGATCCGCGCGATGCGGCGCACCGGCCCCTCGCACAGCCCGATGGCAAGGCTCACCGCATAGGAATATTCGGTGATCTCGGGGCGCGGCGCGCCCTTGCCGCCGCCGCTCGTGGCGCTGCGTTCCTCGAACTCCGAGGCCCAGATCACCTGCCCGCCGATCCGCATCCGGCCCCAGAGCCGGGCGATCGGCGCGCCCTCGCCCGCGCCGGTCAGGCGGAACCGGTCGATCCGCCCCGTCTCGACCGGGTCGGCGCCCGCGCCCAACAGCCGCGCGTCGATCGCGCGGCCCAGCGCGGCGCCCCCCGCGCGGCCCCAGACCGCGCCCGACAGGCCCAGAACGCTGCCGCCCGCCGCGCCGCCAAGCGCCATGCCCGCGGCTCCGAACATGATGGTCGCCATCAGCCGATCCTTTCCGTCAATGCGAAACAGGCGGCGATGCGCCGCCGCCATGGCGGGGTCAGCGGGCTTTCGACCACGCCGTGCCCCTCATAGGCATGGATGAAGCTCGGCCCGCCCCCTTGCGCGGCCATCACCCCCAGATGCCGCGCCGCCGCGCCACGGCGCAGCCGGAACAGCAGAAGATCGCCCGGCCCCGCCGCCTCCGGCGCGATCTCGCGCAGGTGCCGCCGCGCCGCGTCGCGCAGGATTTCGCGGGCGGACGCCTCATGGCGCGGATAGGCGGGCACCGCTTCGGGCGCCGCCCCCGCCAGCGCCACCCAGACGCCGCGCACCAGGCCGAGGCAATCGCAACCCGCCCCGCGCCGCGCCGCGCCATGCAGATAGGGCGTGCCGATCCAGCGCCGCGCCTCGGCCACGACCTTGCCGCGTGCCTCCGGCACGACCCTGCCGCGCGCCTCCGGCACGACCCTGCCGCGCGCCTCCGGCACGACCTTGCCGCGCGCCTCCGGCACGACCCTGCCGCGCGCCTCCGGCACGACCCTGCCGCGCGTCTCCGGCATGGGGCCGCTCACCCCGCCGCCCCGCGCGGCACCGCCATCAGCCAGTCTTCGCCCGGCAGATGCGGAAAGCCGCGAAAGTTCAGGAAGTTGTCGAACTTGATCCGGCAGGTCTCGGCCCGCTTATCGCAGCCCGCAACCAGCCGCAGCGCCGTGCCGGGCGCAAGCGCGACCCCGATCGGGCGCCACAGCTCGACGATCCGCGCACCCGCCTCGATGCGGTCCTCGCGGATCGGCGCGGACAGCCCGGCGCCGGGCCCGTCCAGCACCTCGACCCGGCCTTGCGCGAACCAGCCCGGCGCCGGGCCGTCCGGCCAGTCGAAGCGCAGCCGCGCGCCCGTCGCCATGTCCAGCATCCGCTCGACCGCGATCCCCGGCTGCCCGGCATCGACGCCGCAGCGCGCATCGCCAAAGCTCGCGTCGCAGCGCGGCTGGTAGACCCGCCCCGAAGGCCGGTTCAGCAGGTCCGACAGCCCGCGCAGCTCGGCCCGGAACAGACCGCCCTCGCGGCGGATCTCGCCCAATTGCCCCCGGAACTCCAGCACCCGCTCCTCCGGCGCGGCCCAGTTGACGCGCCAGATCCGCAAGCCCGCCCCGTCGAGCCGGCCTTGGGCGATCTCGGCCTCGGTCACGCCCGCATCCGAAATCGCGCCCAGCGCCTCGCCTGTGTCGGCGGCCAGCCCCGCGCCCTGCACCAGCGCGCTGGCGCTCAGCCCCGTCTCGGGCCGAAAGTCGATGCCGTCGAAGGACAAGGGCCGGTCGTGATCGGTAAAGCCGCGCACAAGCCCGTCGGCCCGCTCCAGCGCCCAGGCCCGGCAGATCGTGGTGACACCGCCCGAAAGATGGTTCGCGAACCCGCTCATAACCGGATCTCCACCACCGGGATCTCGGGCACGCTGCCCGCCGCGAAGCTCGCCGCCGAGCCGATCAGCGTTTCGGTGTCGAACCGCACCGGCACGTCGAATTCGAACCCCGCCGTGATCACCGCGCCCACCGCGGGCGGCAGGTCGAAAGTCACGAGGCCGGTGGCGTGATCGACCGAAACCCCCGCCCCTTCGACCACCGGATCGCCATCGACCGCGATGCGCACGCTGCCCGCGACCGGCTTGGCGATCGGGCGCAGATAGGGGTCGGGCCCGTCGCCATAGCGTTTGACCAGCGCAAAGCCGGTGGTCGCGTCGTCGCCCAGGCCGATCTGCTGGTCGAGCGGGCCGATGGGGCGCCGCCCCGGCGCGGAGCGCCAGTCGAGCCAGTCCTTCCAGCGAAACCCGTGCAAGGGCCCGCGCCGCGCCTCGAAAAAGCCGAGCACCGCCTCGACATCCTCGATCGCGCGCAGGCCGATCCCGGCGTCATAGCGCCGGCGCGACTGTGACCAGGGGGTGTTGCGCTCCTCGAACCCGTTGGCCAGCGTCACGATTTCGGTGCGCCGTTCCGGCCCGCCTGTGGCGCCGAAGCTGACCGCCGCGGGAAATCTCACGTCGTGGAATGCCATGATCTGCGTCCTTTTCACCTGTCGCGGCGGCCGCGATCGACGGCGCGCGCGATCTGCGCCGCCACCTGCCCGCGCGACCGCTGAAAGCTCTGGGCGTCGGGCGTGGCGATGTTGACCGTCACCCGGACGGCGCCGCCCTGCGCCCCCGCCGCGACGCCGAGCCGCCCGTCGGGGCCGCGCGACAGCGGCAGGATCGCCTCTGGCCCCGCCTCGCCCATCAACCCGGTGCCGCCGCGCATCGGAAAGGCCACCGGCCCCGACACCACGCCGCCGCGCGCGAAAGGCGTCACCCGCCCGCCCGAAAACGCCCCGCCATCGGCAAAGGGCATCAGCCCCGCCACCAGCCCGTTCACCCCCCGCGCCAGCGCCCCGCCAAGCCGGCCCGTCACGGGCCGCATGGCGGTGCCATAAACGGTGTCCGACATCGTCCCCGCCAGCCCCTTCAGCGCGCCGCCCGGCGAGCGGCCTTCGAACAGCACGCCGTCGATGGCGCGGCGGATGCCGCCCGCGAACCCGCGCTCCAGCCGCCCCAGGTCGCGCGTCGTCTCGTGGATGCCGTCGCGCATCCGCGCCAGTTCGCGCGAGAAGCTTTCTGCGACGTTGCCCGTCTCCTCCATGGCGCGTTCCAACGCCTCGAACTCGTCCTCAGTCATGATCCCTCCTTGCCCGGATCGTCCGGGTAGGCGCGGCACAGCTCCATCAGCCGCGCCCGCCCCATCGGCGCCGGGGCCGCCGGGCCCAGCATCAGCCGCAGCTCGGCAGGCGTGAGCGCCCAGAATTCGGACGGGCGGAGCCCCAGCCCGCAGATGCCCGCCCGCATCATCGCCGCCCAGTCGAGCCGCATCACCCCGGCCCGCCGAAGGCGCGCGCGACCAGCACGGCCGCGAGCCGCGCCGCCTCGACCGGGCCGCCCTCGATCTCGGTCGCCACGAGATCGGCGGCCCGGCCCGGCCAGCCGCCGCCGCGAAGCCCCGCGACGATCAATGCGGCCACGTCGCGGGCCGACACCTCCGCCTCCAGCCGGGCCACCAGCGCCGCGATGCTGTCCTCGCCCAGGCTCTCCTCCAGCTCGGCCAGCGCGCCGAGCGTGAGCTTCATCACCCGGCGGCGCCCGTCGAGGATCACCGCCACCTCGCCGCCATGCGGGTTGGCGATCACAGCGCCGCCTCGAAGCGCAGCGGCCCGGCCGAGACCAGCGCGATCTCGAAGCTGGCCTCGCCGTCATGGCTGCCGGCGTAATCGATCGAAGCGATCTGGAACGCGCCGGTCATGGTGCCGAAATCCGGGATCACCACCTGGAATTCCGGCGTGTCCCCGTCGAAGAAGATCTGCCGGGCGCGGGCATCGGTCGTGGCGTCGCGAAACACGCCCGAGCCGGAAATGGCGGCGCTGCGCACGCCCGCGCCGCCCAGCACCTCGCGCCAGCCGCCAGACCCCAGATGGGTCACGTCGACGCTTTGCGCATTGAGCGAGAGCCGCGTCGCGCGCAGCCCCGCCATGGTTTCGAACAGCCCGTCGCCGGTCATGTCGATCTTGAGCAGGAGATCCCTGCCGTTCTGAGCCGCCATCGCGCGCCCTCCCTTGCTGTGTTTCAGCCCTCGTCGCTGCGCGCCCGAAAGGTGAGATCCACCCGCCGCGCATCGCCGCTGCCGCTTCGCCGCGCCCGCGCCCGCACGAACCAGATCCCCACCAGCCGCCCGCGCGCCAGATCCGGCGGCGGCCCCGACAGCGCGTCGCAGATCGCCGCCGCCGCCCGCTTGGCGGCGCGAAACCCCGCCGCGTCGCCGATCACGCTGATGGTGAAATCATGCGCCGCCCCCGCCGCCGTGGCGTCGGAGCGGTCGCGCGCCTTGTCCGCCCCCAGCACCGCGTAGAGCGGCGGCAGCGGTCCGGCGGGCAGCGCGTCGTAGATCGCATCGCCCAACAGGTCGGTCAGGGGCGCATGCGCCGTCAGGCGGGCATGGATCGCCACCTGCAGCGCCTCGGCCATCGCGTAGCTCATCGCGCCACCTCCTCCTCGGCCTCGCAGACGAGGTATCGCCCGTCCGCGTCCCATTCGCGCACCGCGCGGATCGCGAAGATCCTGCCGCCCTCGCGGAACCGCTGTTCGGGCGCGGGGCGCATCGACGATCCCGGCGGCGCGGCGCGCAGCGTGATCCGCAAAAGCACCCGGCTCAGCGCCGCGCCGCCGCCGTCGAGATCGCGGCCCGAGCGGGCCTCGATCCGCGCCCAGATCATGCCCAGCGCGATCCAGCCCGGCGCGAAACCGCCCGCCCCGTCGGGCTGGCGCAGCGGCGCCTCCAGCACCAGCGCCCGGTTCAAGCGCACCGGTTTCATGCGCCGCGCCCCGACAGCCGCAGGGCGCGGAACCGTTCGGTCAGCGCCGTGACCCCGAACGGCATGCAGCCCGGCCCGAGCCCGGTGTCGTGGCGGTATTCGTGGTAATGCGCGGCCAGCATCATCACCGCCTGCGCCAGGTCGGCGGGCATGTCGGCCCAGCCCGGGCCGAACCCCGCCTCGAACGCGATCCGCGCGACCCCGCCCGAAGGGATCTCGGGCAGCGCCGCCGACAGCGGCTCCAGCCGCGGGCGCGCGTCGTCATGCAGCGCGCGCCAGCGCCCGCTGGGCACCGGCACCGCCACGCCCTGCGCGTCCACCATGTCGAACCCCGTCACCGCCCGCAGCGGCGCGACCGGGAGCGCCACATGCCCCGCATCGCGCCAGCGCGCCAGCTCAAGCGCAAAGCCGCGCGCCAGCAGCACCTTGCCGGTGCGCGCCTCGATCGCGGCGATCGCGGCGCGCAGGAACCCCGCAAGGCCCGCATCCTGCAGCCCGTCCTCGGCAAAGCCGGTCCCGAGCCGCAGATGCGCGCGAAAGCCTTCGATCGGCAACGCCGCCTCGGGCACAGCGCCCGTTTCGATCAGTCTCATCACCCGTCCTTTCGCGGTCGCAGGAAAGGCGCCGGGCCACCGCCATGGCGGCCCGGCGCGTCCTCAGGCGATGCCGAACTTCAAAAGCTTGATCGCCGCGAAATCGCTCACCGCGCCGCCGACCCGCTTGGTCGCGTAGAACAGCACATGCGGCTTGGCCGAGAACGGATCGCGCAGCACCCGCAGGTCGGGCCGCTCGGCGATGGTGTAGCCCGCCTCGAAATTGCCGAAGGCCAGCGCGCAGGCGTCATTCGCGATGTCGGGCATGTCCTCGGCGATCAGCACCGGGTAGCCCAGGAGCCGCGCGGGTTCCCCCGCCGACAGCCCGTCGGTCCACAGGAACCGGCCATCGGCGTCCTTGAGCTTGCGCAGGGCACCGGCGGTGCGCGAATTCATCACGAAGCGCGCGCCCGCGCGGTATGGCGCGCCGAGGCTGTAGACGAGGTCGATCACCGCGTCGGCGGGGTTGGTGGCGTCGAAATCGCCCGCCGTGCCGGTGGCGACATAGCCCAGATTGCCCCAGCTCCAGCCATCATCGTCGATGCTGGGATAGTCGAGAATGCCGCGCGGCTTGTCCACGCCGTCGCCCGACACGAAGGCCGCGGCCTCCGAGCGCGCGAAGGTGTCGGCGATGCGCCCCGCGAGCCAGCCCTCGATGTCGAAAGCGCTGTCGTCCAAGAGCCGCTGCGACGCCTTGGGCAGCGCCGACAGCTCGTGCAGCGGGATGGTGATGCGGTCGATCTGCGGCGTCCCGGTCTCGGTGCGCGCCGCCGTTTCCCCGGCCCAGCCGGCACCCGGCTCGGCATGGTCGATCAGCACGTCATACGACCCCGCATCCACCGCGACGACGCAGGCCACGGCCCGCAACGAGGCGGTCGCGCCCAGCACGCCGCGCACCCGGTCGGCGGTCTGCGGATCGACCAGGTAGCCGCCATCGGCGGCGACGGTCGTGCTCATCGCCTTGCCTTCGAGCCCGAGACCGCGCAGCCCGTCATCCTCGCCGGTGCGCAGATAGGCGCCGAAGGCGGCGCGGTGCGGCTGGCCTTCGGCCTTGGCCTCGAGAGCGGGGCGCGCGGCAAGCGCGGTCTTGCGGTCCAGTCTGGTCATCCGGTCGTCCTGTGCCTTGAGTGTCGTTCGCATCTCGGCCGAAAAGCGGCCCAGCTCCTCCATCAGCCCGCCGATCTCGCGGCCGAGCCCGTCATCATCGTCACGCATCGCGTTCCCCCTCTTTTCCCCTGAGCGCCGCGCGCGCGGCGCGGATCTTCGCGGCAAGCGCGCCGTCATGTTTCGCGCCCACCCGCGCCTCGCGCAGCATCGGGAAGGTCACGAGCGACACCTCCCAAAGCTCCAGCTCGGTCAGCCTGCGATGCGCGCCGTCCTTGCGGGCGCGCCGCGTGCGGTAGCCGATCGACAGCCCGTCGATCGCCCCCGCCGCCACCAGCGCCGCCGCCTCGCGGCCCTGCGCCACCTCCGTGAGCATCCGGCCCCTGACCCAAAGCCCGGTGGCGTCCTCGCGCACCTCGTCCCAGACGCCGATCGGGCGCGAAGGGTCGTGCTGCCACAGCATCCGCACCCGGCCGCCACAGCCCTCCAGGCGTTTGAGCGAGGCGGCATAGGCCCCCGGCTCGACCACGTCGCCGCCCTGATCGGGCTTGCCGAAGACCGAGGCATAGCCGGAAATCTCCGCCCCCTCGCCGATCTCCAGCGGCCCGGCGCCCGCCGTGCCGCCTGCGCAGAACTTGCGTTCCAGCTCCATCATTTCCTCCCTCAAAGACCCACGATGCCCTGCGCCGCCTGCGCGCCGATGGCGGCGACCACGCCGTAGACGGCGAGCCAGAGCCGGCGCTCCAGCCGTTCCATCACCGCCTCGATCCGCTCCAGCGTCGCGGCAACCTGCGCGAACTGAAGCGCCACGAGCCGCTCATGCGCCTCGATCCGCATCCCCGGCGCGCAGGCGAAGTGGTGGTCGCGCAGATCATCCATCCGAGCCGACCTCGCGCGCGGGCAGGCCCAGCAGCGCGCGTTTCTCCGCATCCGTCAGGAACAGCGCCTCCGAGACCCGCCGCCACTGGCCGTCACGCTCGGCGGCCAAGGCGGGCACCTGGTCGAGATCGACGCGCAGATCGAACCGCTCGCCGCCGAAATCCGACAGCCATTCGGCCAGCGCCCCCGCCACGCGCGCCATCAGCGGCAGCACGGTCAGGCGGTAGAAGGCGCGGTTGGCCTCCTGGTAATTGGCGTAGGTCGCATCGCCCGGTATCCCGAGGATCATCGGCGGCACCCCGAAGGCCACCGCGATCTCGCGCGCCGCCGCTTCCTTGGTCTTCTGAAACTCCATGTCCGACGGGCTGAACCCCATCGGCTTCCAGTCTAGCCCGCCTTCGAGCAGCATCGGGCGTCCGGCATTGCGCGCGCCCTGGTGCTGGCTCTCCATCTCCTCGACCAGACGGTCGTATTGATCCGGCGTCAGCCCGGCCTGACCGTCGGCGCCGCGATAGACGATGGCGCCCGACGGGCGCGCGGCGTTGTCCAACAGCGCCTTGGACCAGGCCGAGGCGGCGTTGTGCACGTCGATCGCCGTCGCCGCCGCCGACAGCGGCGAGAGGCCGTAATGATCGTCCTGCGGGTGAAAGCTCTTGATGTGGCAGATGGGCGAGACGCCGTCTTCGACCGCGAAGCGGTGCTTGCGCCCGCCCACGGTGTATTCATAACCCACCGGCCAGCCATCGGCGCCGGGCACCAGCGATACCCGGTCCGAGCGCAGAACATGCAGCTCGAACGGCAGCGCGTCGGTGCCGACCGCCTCGACATAGCCGTTGCCGGTGAGCAGGATCTGCCCGACCAGCGCCTCGATCAGCTCGGCCCGGCCCTGACCGGGATTGGGCCGCGCCAGAAGCGCCAGCGCCGGGTGGTCGTCATAACGGCGGCCCCGGTCCTGCAACATCAACGGCAGCGCCGCCGCCGCCTCGGAAATCAGCCGCACCGCGCGAAACCCGACCGGGTTGCCGACGAACCCCGCCCGGGTCAGCGACACCGTGTCCCGCGCGCTCCACGCCGGTCGCCCCGCGCCGGGCCAGGCAAGGCACCGCCCCGCCGCCGAAGCCTTGGCCTCCGGCGCCCCCTTGTCGCGCTTGAAGAACTCGAACATTGCCGCCCCCCGCTGGTCGCCCTCTCGTCTTGGGCAGGAGAATGGCAGGGCGCGGTTGGGAAATCGGGAACGGGGCGTGCGGTGGTCCGGGGGGCGCGCAACACCCCCTGTGCGCGGGGGCGCGCGACATCCCCTGTGCGCGGGGGCGCGCGACATCCCCTGTGCGCGGGGGCGCGCAACACCCCGGTTCGGAGGGGGCTGCCGCCCCCGCCGCGTGCCGCGGCCCCCCGCGCGTATTTGGAGAATGGTGAACCGGGGATCAGAGCATCCGAAGCCGCGGACGCCGCCAGCCCTGCGCGGGGACGATCATCAGCTCGTGCAGCGCCCAGACCAGCGCATCCACCCGGTCGGGCGAGCCCGATCCGAGAAAACCCCGCGCCGTCATCTGCGCCATCTGGTCCTCCAGCGCGCCCAAGCCCCGCAGGTGATGCACCCGGCCCTGTTCGTACAGCGCGGCCACCGGCTCGGCCCGAAGCCCCTTGGACCGCCCGGCATGCAGCGCCCGGAACGGCACCAGCGGATCGACCTGCCGCACCACCGTCTCGACCAGCGCGCCGCCCTGGTTCACCTCGGCCACCATCCGGTCGGCGCCGTGCCGCGCCATCGCCGCGCAGGCCGCGCGCGCCCAGTCGAGCGGCGAGGCCGCCTGCACCGTCGCATCCTCCAGCACATAGGCGCGCCAGTCCTGCGGCGGGCCGCGCGTCACGGCCCCCGCCACCACGATGCCGCAGGCATCCGATCCGGCATGCGCGCTCACCGACGGGTCGACCGCGACCACGATCCGGTCGGGCTCGGGCGCCGCCTCCACCGCGCAGGCCTCCAGCATCGCGGCGCGCCACAACGCGCCCTCGGCATCGGCCAGAAGCACGCCGTCAAGCTCCTGCCGCCCCTGCCGCGTGCCCGCGTAGCGGCGCCGCATCTCGTCGAGAAACCCCGCCGCGAGATTGGCGGCGTTGGCCTGGGTCGGCGCGTGGGTCGTCACCGTGCTATCGGAGGCCAGAAGATCGCGCAGCACCGCCACGTTGCGCGGCGTCGTGGTCACGCAGGCGCGCGGATCGCCAAGCCGCAGCCCGAATTGCAGCATGTCCCACGCCTCGGCGCCGCGCTTCCACTTGGCCAGCTCGTCGGCCCAGGCGGCGTCGAATTGCGGGCCGCGCAGCGCCTCGTGATCATGCGCCGAAAACAGCTGCGCCACCGCGCCGTTGGGCCATGTCAGCATCCGCCGCGTCGCGCTCCAGACCGGCCTGCGGTCGGGCGGCGAACAGGCCATGATCCCGCTGTCGCCGAACACCATCACCTCGCGCGCCTGGTCGAGCGTTTCGCCCACCAGCGCCACGCGCCGCGCTTGGCCCGGATCGCGGGGCCGCGCGCCTTCGACCCGGCTGCGCACCCATTCGGCCCCGGCGCGGGTCTTGCCCGCGCCGCGCCCACCAAGAATCGCCCATGTGCGCCAGTCGCCCTCGGGCGCGATCTGGTGCGGCAGCGCCCAGATGTCGAACAGCCATGGCAGCGCCGAAAGCTCGTCCGCCGACAGCGCGTCGAGAAACTCAGTCCGCGCGGCAGCAGGCGCGCAGGCGATCCAGGCGGCAAGAGATCCGTCGCCGCGCGGCCTCGATGTCGATTTCGCCATCGACGCACCCGCCATCCTGTTTTCCAAGCCAGTCAT